TTATTCTTCTAACCTCTGCGCCACATAAATCATTCCCCGCCGTTGTCTGATTTACAAGTAATAATAATGTCGTCATAACACCCGCCCCGTTTGCAATCGTCAACTTGGGACGAGGCAATGTTCCTGTGGCCGAATACTCGAAACCTTCTGCCTCTATCGGCTGCCTCGTATAAGCCTGAGAAGCGAATGTAATGTTCCCAGAGACATTTGCATTACAGCCATTGTGCCACCTATATGTATCTGTACTCCCATGAAGATCGCTCTTCAACTGCATCTCCCAAAGTTCGATTATGGCGTCTGGAGCTAATGTTGAAATGTCTTCATATACACTACTAATTGCAGTCCAGATAACGGAGTTGTCAGCAGTTGTTTCGCCTATATTCCTTACCCAGACAGGCTCCGTTGCTCCACTTGTCCCTGCTGTTGTTGCCTTAAAGAACAACCCATCCACAGGAGTCTGGGAAGCCCTTCTTATATCACCGAGGCTATAAGCCGTGTTTTGTGACCAAGCTGCTACTACCATTACGGTTCAAAATATTGAATAAATGTTGCTGAAATCGTAGCCCTATTTTTATAAGGTATTGATTTAGTCCAAGAGAAACAACGCCACTTATAAGCAGTAGAAGAACCTAATGGTGTCCAGTCAAAGGTCGCCCCATCATCTGCTCTAGCATCTAAAAACGTTTCTATCGTGTCAGCATCCGTTTCAGAAACTTCCCACTTCAATCGCCAACTTTTTGGATTTTGATTCAGCCCAAAGCGTATAACCTGAGAATACCCGTCACCGAACTGAATCTCCCTTAGAGCAGGGGAACTTTTTTTCTGTGCTCCGTATGTTGGAGTGATTGCAGGAAATGTTGCCATTATGCAGGAGACAATAAACCGCCAGGGCGTTGCTGATTAACGATTTCAGCTTGGACAGCAGCTCCTATAAGCTTACCCAATTCGCGGCTAGTATCCTCATCACCTTGCACATCTGTATTTGTAGCATCAACTGAGACTGAAACGTTTGTTGTGCCACCTACCGCGTGGTTAGGGGTGATAGACCCGTTGCTATTTGGCGTAAAGAGCTCCGGCCCTCTTTCTCCAACGATATAAGGCTTGCCTCCTGATACTGGTCCGCCCGCTGCCTTCTTGCCTGGGAAAAGTTTGCTCATCCATCCGCCAAACATATTCATAATCGGCGCAATAATTGCCTGTCTTACAGCGATACGAATCATTTCAGCAATAATGCTATTAGCAAAATCAGAGAAGTTCATCTTCCCTGTTTGGACGAATTTCACAATTGCGTCTTCTGCCCCTTGGAAAGTTTTCGTTATAACCCCCGCAACTTGGCCTCCAAAGTCATTAACAGTCTTCATATAGGAAACAAGCTTTTCACCAAAAGCTGTCTTAAATTGCTCTGAAGTCTGCCTTGTCTGAGCACCTAGAGCCTTCATAGCTTCGTTAGCTTTTCCCATAGCTTCTTCAATTGCTAGAGCATTAGTGTTATCAATGACAGTCTGAAGTTGCTTTATCTGTTCCTTTAAGAGCTTTACATCCTCCCTATATCTATTCCTTTTACCCTGTCCTGCCCTTCCTGTCGTTTTAACAGGATTAGCTAACAGCTCCTCCAATTCCTTCTGTTTTTGAATCAAGGCATCTGTCTGCTGTTCAGCGGTTCCACTTGTTAGCAGTTCAGTGAACTCCCTATGTTTTTTGCCCGCGTTATCAAAAGCCCAACCTAGTCCAGCAACAGCCGCCGATATAGCAACCATCCCGATGGCTATTGGTCCCATTGCTACCTGCGTAGCAACAAGGGCAGGTATGAATTTACGCAACAACAGAACCCTCATTATTCTTATTGCTCTAACAGTTGCCATTATCCCAGGAGCTAACACAACGAAAGCAGCCCCTAAACCTATAGCTGCCGCTGTCAATGTTTTGACAGGCCCAGGAGCACCATTAAAGACATTAACCATTGCCGTTATAGCTTCAATGATTGGCGTAACAGCAGGAAGGAGAACTGTACCTATAGCAATAGAAAGAGCCTCAGTTGCGTTCTGAAGATTTTTCATCTTCTGAGTCGGATCATTTTTCATAATCTCCGCAATCTTTCCAGCCCCTTCTTTTTCTACCTTCTTCAAAGATTTAATTAGAATTTCTGAACTCAATTTCCCTTCAGATGCGAACTTCTTAAGTTGAGCTGTACTGATTCCTGTCTCTTTAGAAACTGCAACTAAGAGCCCTGGAACCTGTTCTGCAATACTTCTAAATTCATCACCTTGTAAACGGCCAGAACCTAACGCCTGTGCTAACTGAGTGAAAGCAGCCGAAGCAGACTGAGCATTAACCCCAGAAAGTTTTGCGACAGTGTTGAAACCTATATAAGTCGATTCAATATCTTTCAGCGAAATCTTTAACGGTCTTAATCGTGCATAAATATCTGTAACGCCAGCTAAAGCTTCCGTTTGACCTAGCCCAAATTTCTTTGCCGCTTTTGTAGCCAAAGCTGTTGCCTTTGCATACTCCCCATGCTCTTGGCTTAAGAGTTTTAACCTCAACTCTGTCTGTTTAAAAGTTGCCGCCGCCTGAATCATTCGACGACCTGTCTCGACTAAAGCTAAACGCCCTAAGACCCCTTGTATTCCTCCCAGTTTCGACGCTGCGCCTCCTGCTCTCTTCGCCAATCTTCCTGCCGCATCACCTACCTCACGGATTTTTCTAACCGCATCACCTGGATCGACCCTGAGTTTTACAATTGATTCTGCCATGTAAAGAGTTTAGCTCGATCTCTTCTCATAATCAGACTTTAGCTCGTAATAGGCAGCAAAGTAAATAAGCTCTGATTCTGTTATTTCCGACCTTAATCTCCCTACAGACATTTTTAACTCTGTAGCTAGAAAAAATTCAAAATAGAGCCAATTATTTGCTTCTAGTTCTTTTTTGCGTCTGGTATTCCTAAATCACCAGCATCTAAACCATGTAAAAACAATTCAATTTCATTAAGAACAGATTCAGGTAATTCTCTAGCCAATTTTGTTGCATCACCATCAGCAAAAGCTCTTGTTCCATCTTCTAACTCTGCACATTGGCAAAGCATTAAGGTGCTAATTTTCAAAGCATCTTCTGTTCCGGCGGCTTGCATCGCCCTCATTCGAGCCGAGCGAGTAATCGGCTTGAAAAACAGATCAACTAAAGGATTTCCATCAGCATCTTTTAATTCAAATTTTCTTCGATCATTAAGATCAAAAGCACCGCAGATAAGATCAACGGTGCGTTTTGTTTGCTCAGACATGCGTAAAAAGGTCAGGTTTTTTTATTCTACGCTGCGCTGGTAATTGCGCCACTTGTTTGGAAATTGACAGTTACAGCAGTCAAATCGCCAGGAGTCGTTGCTGTACTCATACCTGAGACAATTCCATTGAAGGACCACTTCTTTGATCCTGATGTATCAATGTAAAGCTCAAATTGAGCGTCGGCAGGGTCTTCTGTCGTTAAAACTTCATCAAGAAGGTTCTTTGTTTCGTTCCCAGAAGCAGCACTGTAAATAAATTCGACAGATCCAGTTCCAGAGATCAAAGAGCCAACGTAAGCTCTGGCAGTCGCGCCATGAGCAGTGCAATCAAGAACATCTTTTGCAATGTCTAAGCTCCAGCTCCGTGTCGAAACAACGGCCTCTGTTGTGCCTGTTGCGTTCTTGAATTTTACGGAACCTTCTTCGCCACGGTAGAAAGCCATAGGACTTTAAAGAAAGTAATGTTTAAAGTTTAGCCCTTTTCAGGGTTAGATACAGTTTTAATGGTTTTAGGAGTGCTGTTTTTCTCTAAATATTGCTCACAACGAGAATCCCATAAGGCAGGATTCCTTTTCCCTTTTACCGCTTCGATTGCGTCAAGTTGTGCGTCGGTCAAGGCCATTAGTTAAAGATCCTCAGTTACTTCAAAAGTAATTCTAACCTGTGTTTGGAAATAGCCCTCTGGAGATGGAGTTGACATAACTTCAGGTCCAATAGGTGCATCAAAATAAACGCCGGAAAGATTGATCCTATTGTAAAGATCTCTAACACGTTTGCCTATCTCGAAATTCGCTCCTGCCCCTGCGCCTTTTGGAGTAAAAATATTCACGGATGTTATTCCCGTGATCATATTATTAGATGAGGTGGTTGCCCCTTGGGTTATATAAGAGCTACTACTAAAACTAAAGGCGCACTGACACCAACTGCTATTAGGCGTAGGAGTATAAGGGACGTTACTGAAAACAACAGAGACAGGCGGGGTTCCTGTTTCCAACTCATCTTTTAAGCGTCCTTCAACTGTTGAACGAACTGAATTTAAGTCTGTTGCTGCCATTTAATTAGTCTCCCTTACTATTTTATCCCAGTTATAGTCGACAAACTTCTGCATACCTTTTGCAATACCTTCAACCCAAGGCGGTGGGTTCTGTGTGCTTCCTGTAACGCCTCCTTTTACCCATGATTCGGGGCGGCCTGTTCCATAACAAATAGGTTCCGCATATTCCAAATTGTTCGCAATAATATATTCATGCGTCAACTTCTCTTTCGTTGGCTGATAATTAGTTCCCTTTGGACCTGTTCTTACAATATTCATACCGCTAGTTGAAGGGCTGGTTATAACATTTACCCTGCCGACGTCTCCGTGTTTTTTACCTGGAGCCGCTTCCACTGGGACAGATCGAGGAGTAACTCCTTCTCCTATCTGCCATGCAGCCCTAAGTCTACCTGTATCAACTGGAGTACCTAACTTCAAACGAGCGTCGGATTCCAAGACAGTTGTTTTAAAAAGAACAGTTACTTTTTCCTCAATCTTCTTTCCGATTTCGTCAAGTTCCCACCTTTCCATTATGCCCTCAAAAATAATTCATAGGTCAAGTCTATACCTGCCTGTGAAACTGTCTTGACTCTAATTATTTGATAAGTGATATTGCTATGAATGATTTTATCTCTTGTAGTAGGGACATTAGTGACAGCCTTCGCGCTAATCATACATTTTCTGTCATCCGCTTGAATTAGGTCATTAACTTCTCTTTTGTTAACCTCTTCAAATACTCCTTTAATCGTTGTATTGCTTGTCGAGGCTCTTAATTTACCTGTAGCGGTGTTATAAGTCCCTGTCGTGACACGTTGCAGGATAATGTCTACACCTACCCCTGGGATCTGATTAACTTTTTCGATTGCCTTCTGTAAGGCATTTGCGAAAGACATTAGAGCCTATAAGCGACAACCTGACCGCTAGCCAGAGTGATGCTAGTAATGACAATGCCTTCGATTTCGCTTCCTGCGTTCATCGTGATTCCATTAATAGTAGAAGATCCGTTCTCGGTAAGATCACTGGAGACAAAAGTGCAAGAAGCATCAGCTAAAGCATGAACTTTGCCAAAACGTCCTGTGTGCGCGTTGGTGTCAGTGATAATTGTTGCGGCTGGGTACTCGTATGCCATGATTAACTCCGTTTGATGGAAATGTTGCTTGGTCCGCTTATTCTAATACCTGTGAAGTATCTCTCTACAATTGGTGGGATATTGTTGAAGCCAACGGACCCAAATCTATAAGGTTCGACGGCTACTCCACCAACCCCAACCCTTTGATACGCCTCCAATCCTGTAAGATTCAGAGCCGCCTTATTATTGTTTAGATAACAAGCTAAAACAGCTTGAGCCTTCTTCAATTGCTCAGGAATTTCAGTATCAGTGAAAAAATCAGCAGTTATACGGAAAGGGAAACCAGTTGCATAAGTATTTATATAAGTGTCTGGCTTTCTTACTCCAGTGCGCGGCCATTGCAATGCTTGTGTATCAGTGACCTTTGCACCTAAAAATCTTTCACGGTCAATTCTTTGACACGCGGTATAGAGAGCACGATTCTTTGCATCGGTTGAAGTTGTGCTTGAAGTGTCCCATGCAACAACGTCCTCGTCTTGCACTAACCCATCAATTAATTCGTTGCACTCAGTCAGAGTGAGGTAACTGTTGGCGGTTGCTGCCCCCACCGTCGCCACTATTGTTATTGCCATTTGTAGAGGCTTTTGGTTTACGTTTACGTTTCGGCTTAGGAACAGGAATAGAGGCCGCCTGTTCAGCAGCCTCCCTTTCCTTTGCTCGCCTAAATGCGAACATGCCCATTAGCTAGCAGCACCTTTTAGGACCGCATAGTTTAAGACAATTGCTTGGCTCAAAGAACCGCCGGATAGGTTTCCGACTGAGATCTTGAATGAACCAGCGGCAACTGTTGAAACACAGAGCCAATATGCACCGGCTGTACCACCAGAACCGTGGTTAACCACGATTACATCAGTAGCAGCAACCTTGTCATTAGTCACAGTGAAAGTCACTTCAGCCGCATCAGCTAAAGCAGCGTTATTCATTGTGATCTGACCGCTTGTTGTGTTAAGCGTTACACCTGTTGACTTGCTAGTAGCTT